GGGGGTTTACAAACCCCCAGAACTTCGGTATAATACACACATAAATTAAGGAGTTATATGAAAGTTATTTTTGATGTTGATGGTACTTTATTAGATATAGAGCATAGAAGGCATTTCGTTTCCAATGGAAATAAAGATTGGGAATCTTTCTTGAGCCCAGAACAAATGGTTAAAGATAGACCAAACCACGATGTTGTTCAAACTGCTTTAGCTTTACAAAGTGCTGGTCACGAATTAGTTGTTGTTTCAGCTAGAAACGAAAGACATAGAGAAGTCACCCAAAACCAATTAGACGCTTTGGGATTAGAACCCTTACATTTATTTTTAAGACCTGATGGTGATTTTAGGTCCGACGCAGAATTCAAACAAGAGGTTTTAGACTCTTTAAGAGAAAACGATTTTAACCCAGACTTAGTATTTGACGACAGAAACCAGGTCGTTGATATGTGGAGAAGGAACGGTGTTCCATGTTTCCAAGTCGCATTAGGAGATTTTTAATTGGAAGGAACTAAAGTATTTGTACCCGAACACATGGGATTTTTTGAAAAGACAACTCTAGCTACTCGAGATAGAGAAACTGGATTGATAACGTACTTTCCTTTAAATGAAGAGGAATTCAGATTAGCTACTACTAGAAAAGATGCTGATTGGAATAAAATGTGCGATTTACTATTCGAAAGAACTGGTAAACAATTAAAAGGTAATTACGATTTGTTATGGTTAGATGGTAAACCCCTTCACTAAAATGTCACGAAAATGTCACGAAAAAGGGGTTTACAAACAGGTTAAACTACGGTATAATATCCGTATAAATTTTAAAAATAAGGAGTTAAAATGAAAATAAATACACTATTAAATAATATCGAAAAAATCGATAACATGCAAGATTTAAGTGCTGCTATCCGCGCATTAAAAGCTAAACAAAAATCATTAAAATGGGAATTGGCTAACGAAGCTCGTTCCGCTTTTTCTAATGGTCAATCCGTAAAAGTTAATACTTCTAACGGTCCTGAATTTGGTGTCATCAAAAAAATCCAAATGGTAAATGCTACCGTGGAAATAGATGGACAACTTTTCAGATGCCCATTATCAATTTTGGAGGCAGCGTAAATATGAAATTAGTTATTCAAACTCAATACAAGGAAAACTATGCTTTTCCTGATTGGGATGGAAAAGGTGATTGTCCAGAGTATTGGAAATTCAAAGGTGGTTCTACTTACGTAGTTCCTAACTTCCACGCATCTCCTAATGAAGAATATATGACTAAGGTAATTAAGGACCTTACTTCTCTTATTGAATACTCGAATGAAGCTTCAATGGAATATATTCTTGATTGGGAAATTGTTGAAGACGACAAAAAAGTTTGTCAAGATTGGGAAACACCTATCCAAATTTTTGATTTTGGTGGTAGTTATGCTGCTACTAGAAATACCAATAATCGTGGCGAATATGGTTATATGAGAACAGAAATTCTAGAGCTTCAGGAATCATGGGGAATGCTTCCTAACAAAGAAAGAGAAGATTACACTGCTCTATACATCATGGAAGATGGCGAAGAGGTTTATGGACAAAAAGAATTAAAAGAATGGTTTGAAATGAATGAATTAATATCGCAGGAGGTAGCGCAATGAGAAGTTCAAAAAATTATGTAATGACAGCGCACACTGGCAGTGCTAGTGATATGCTAGAACTAGAAAGAATTAGAAAAGTAGTTCGAACAATTAATAGAGAATTAAGGAAAAAGTCGGGCGATAGCCCGAGTGGGAGTCCTCAGCAATTTTATGTCAAATGCCAAGGACGTGGTCCTCGAGTACTTCCTTCACTTCGTGATGGCAGAGGCGGTCGTGGTTATGACTCTTTTCTCCCACTTAGACATGCTACACACATGGACGTATATGTTTATGAAAAGTATGACTATACTAAAAAAGAAAAATTATTTGAAGATTTATTAGACGCGGGGTATGCATCCTAATGTTTATTGCAGATTTCTTAAAAGGACCCGGCACAGATAAAACCCCTTTCCTAGTAGGTATATCTTTCTATGAATATATATTGGGAAAAGTAAACGCCAACTATATGCTTGAGCGTGTAGGTGCTAGATTAAATCTAGATTTGATTAACAATTATTATTATAAAGGAGTTAGAATATGCTATTAGAAGCAGATATAAAAGCAGAAAATATCGAATACGATATTGCAGATATGAGTAGTGCAGGTGGAACATCTTTACAAGGTGAAGTTACAACCACTTACGACACATTAGAAAACCTATTTGGTAAACCATCTTTTTCAACAGGTGACCCTTATGAAAAAACCCAGACTGAATGGGTTATAGATGGTAAAGTATTTTATACTGACCAATGGGGTGAAAAAGATTGGGAGTACATTAAAGCTACAGTTTACAATTGGAAAACTGGTGGTAGTACTCCATTGGGTGAATATGACTGGCACGTCGGTGGTGACTCATACGATGCAGTTGAATTCGTAAGAGAAATTATAAATGGTCAAGTCACACCAGATTTTAATTACAATGACTAGTTATCAACATTCAGAATTTGCCTTTACTGATGACGGGATACAATACATCTATCGCTTTGATAATGGTATCAAAGTGTCCGTCATACTCTCACGATATAGTTATGGTGGAGAGAAAGGTTATTTCGAAATAGGGGTTTTCAATCACGGTGAAATGTGGTATAATAACCCCATCACTGGGTCTGACTCTGTAATGGGTTGGTTAACCTGGGAACAAGTTCAAGAAAAGCTTAAGGAGTGCGATGAATATGGACAGAATACAATTAATTAAACAAGCGGCTTTAAAAGCCAAAGCAAAGAAACTAAACACAACCGTCGAAGAACTAGAATTTCAAGAAGCAGTTAAAAACCTCGACGAAAGAAAAGCAGCAAAGAAAGAAGAAATGAAACTTCATAAGAAGTTAACAAAGTCTGTGGGTAAAGCTGGTAAAGATGCACCCGGTTCTTTAGAATGTTTTAAAGATGAAAATAGATATTACACAGAAAGAGAAACCAGAGATTATATCGAAGGTACATCTTACTTTGAAAATTATCAAGCAATGAAAGGAGATTGGGACTAATGAGATTGGTATTAGAAAATTACGGAGATGCTAAAATATTAAAAGATAAATCTCCTTATGGAATTACGAGATACATCGTTGAATGGAAAGATGGTTCAACACAAATGTATAATGCAGGATGGTATCCTTTAAAACTAATTAAAAAATATGTGGAGGCAAAACTAAATGGGTGAATTTGATTATAGAGTAGAAAGACAAAGAATACTACTTGAAGCAGAAGAATGGGCAAAAGGAATTCAATCTGTTCAATTGCATGGGTTAACTTCAATGTGGTATGAAACAAAAGAGTCAAAAGAAGATATAGAAAAAAATGGATATGTCACAGATACTATTTACAATAGTGGATTAATCGAAAGACATAGAGATGGAAAATTAGTTTGCACGTTTGGTCTTAGATTATCTGGAGATGATTTAATTGATGCATATTGTAAAAATAATGCATAAAGGGGTTTACAAGTCTTAGAAATTTTGATATAATACATACTATGAGTACAACAAATTTTTATTTTGGTTCGTTAAGATACGACCACACAGGAAGAAAAAGAAAAAACCACGCTGCAAATCCGGTTAGAAAAAAAAGAAAAGAATTTAAACCTTTAAAAATCGATCCAGTTAAGCAGCAAAAAGCTTTAGAAGCACAAGAGAGAAGAGAGCAAGAAAGAAAAGATTTCTTAGATAGGCTTTCTAAAATGAAATCAGATATTACAGCTAAGAAAGAAAGCATGCAATATACTGGAGAAAGAAAATTAGTTGGTATTGCTACAATGCATAAATCAAATGCAGTACCGATCTTCGAATCTGATAAGGAGCACGCAAAAGATATTGCAAAGATGCGAAGATAAATGTTTCGGGGTATGTCCGTCTACTAACTCCTTATCAAAGGACCTCTGCCCCACCTAAATTATATGGCAAAAGTAAAAGTAAATAAAAAACGTATAGCAATGAGAAAAGATCGGGTTTCTCTCGATGCTAAAATGTATGGACCTGAACCTCTTATTACTGAAGACCAAAAAGCTGATTGTTTAAAAGAACAAGAAGAAGGTAAAGTTGGTAGGATATGGATGAAAGCAAATGGTTGGTATAATTATTTTTATGATAACAAAGATTACATTCCTTTTACAATAGACTATTTAAAATCCGTAGAAGGTTGGAACGATAAACAAATTAAAATCTTTTGCAGATTACCAGATTATAAAATAAGAAGAATTGGAACAATCGCAGTAGTTTGGTCCAGAGGTTATCCATACGTACCGGCAGTCATAGAAAAATATAGTAAGATTGCAAATGAATTATTAGAAGAAGCTTCATTATTAGAAGAAGAAAGAGTAGAAGCTATAAAAGAGAAACCTAAATTACCAAGTATACAAGAAAGAACAAAAGCAAAAATACTAGATACAATCTATAATGCTTGGGATGAAAATGTTGTAGATGAATGGATGAATGAAAACTATAAAATTAAGTTTGATACTTTTTCACTCTTTAAAAATTATGGTTTAAAGGGGAATGCTATTTCTTTATTTCGAGAAATGATTGAACCTGACTATCTTGTTTTAAAAGATGCTTATGAAAATAAATGTGACCAAGCAAAAGAAGCTTATAGTCATATTGGAAAAGGTAATAAAAAGAAAATGCTGAACGTATACGAAGCTCTTTTTACTGACCTAGATAAACTTAAAGATAGCTTTAAAGCGACGCGTAAAACGCGTATACGTGCTCCTAAGAGCAATGATAAACAAGTATCTAAGTTAAACTATATGAAAGAAAGCATAGAGTCTAAATTAACATCTATCGATCCTATACTAATACCAGGTAAAACTAAACTCTGGATATACAATACTAAACAAGGTAAACTAACAGAATTTTGTACAGATAGCGGAAGTGGTTTCGAAGTATCTGGTTCTACATTAAAGAACTTTAATCCTGAATTAAGTAAAGTAACTAAACTTAGAAAACCAGATGAGATACTTCCACAGATTTTAAATAAAACAGAAAACCAAATAAATAAAATTTGGAAGGGTTTAACAACAAAGATTTATCAACCCACAGGCCGAATCAATAAGGACTGTATTTTAATGCGAGTAATATAATGGATATATTAAAAGAAAAAATCATGACTAAGAAAAGGTTTTCAACAGCAGTTGAAGAACTAGTAGCAAAACAAAATATGAGCTACATCGATGCTATGACTTATATCATAACACAAAGAGGAATGGATTATGGTAATATTAAAAAACTATTATCTGATTCATTAAAAGAAAAGCTAGAAGCAGAAGCAACTGGACTAAATCTTATCAGAGGAACAAAAGGTAATAAATTACCAGTGTAGGAGAAATATGTCACAACCACAACAGCACCAAACACCTCAATATACAGAGGAACAATTAAAAGAAATAATTAAACAACAAACTGACCCTAGGCACAATCAAGGCTAGTGGACCCGTTTGAATCTTACAAACTTTATAATGCTTTAAAATTACACTTTGAACAAGAGTCGTATGATGCGATTAAGTATAATTTTAAAACAAATATAAAGCCACAATCATTCTTTGCTAGAAAAGATAAATACTTTTTTGCAAAGTTAGCTAAGAACTATGGAAATAATTTATTAGAATATTATGTAGCTAATTTTAAGAATGGAGTTTCTTATGTTGGTGATATGATTAATGAAGAAGGTGAATC